TAGTGGATTACAGCGCCACCACTGTTTTTTCCACCTTTGCCAGTATGCTGCTTTTGACCCTTATAGTCCCAAGGAGGGTCTGCATAGATAATTTGATACTTTTTGCTGCTCACTCTTCACTACCTGGAAAAAATAAAATGTTATTTGGTAAAGGCTTTTCTTGCTCTGCTTGCGACTCTTCCACTTCTGGAAAGAACATCGTATCCCATTTGGCAGCTACGTCGACAAGTGCATCAAGCATTTTTACAACTTCGCCCTCACTCCAGCCGTTGGGAAAAATGCCTTCTTTGTGCCACGTTTCCCAACTGCTTTGCGTATAAACAATGGCTTGCTTAATTATCTTTAAATCAAATTCTGTTAACCTGGACTCTTGCATCAACCCCCCATTGAGTTATACTATACCACGGGCTCTTGGCCGATGTCAAGCAGATTGTTGAGTGCTTCAAAATGTGCCGATGCAATCTCCCATTGCCCCTCTTCGGATAAAAGGTATTTAGCGTCATCGATATTTACAAAAAATCCGTTTTCCGTTAGCAGGGCTGGCATTGCTGTTTTTCGCAGCACATAAAAAGATCTATTTTCGATCACCCTTCTGGGTCGAAGTTGTGTATCAGCATATCCTGCGAGCAGCTTATTTGCAATTTCACCTGCTGGGCCTGAATTCCTGTAAACGTAAACATCGGCCCCTCTAGCATTGAGAGATGGACCTTTAATGTCCATACCTATCGCGTTAGAGTGAATAGAAATAAAGACTGTTTTCCCTCTCTTGTTTTCGGAATTTGTATTCTTGACCCGAGAAGATAAGGAGATGTCTCTTTGCTCTAGGTCATTCGCCGTCACGGCCTCGGTCACATAAGAGTCTGCTACAGGGTCGAATACCTCCAACCCTGCCTCAACAAGAATTGACATCAATTTACTTGCAATTCCACGGTTTGTGACCCCTTCATAGATAGAAAAAGTTTCTGGTTCTGTGAAGTGGTACTGCTTACCGGCGGGAGTCTGATACTTACCACCGATCATGCCTCCGTGCCCATAATCTACTATAATTCTATCAAATGACATTTGTTTTCTCCATTTCTAGCCACCTATCAATGTACCACTTGGCTTTTTCTATATCCTCAATCGGTCTATCGTGCTTCTTCCCGGCCCTGGATATATACTTTACTACATTGCCAAGGTGAAAATCTAAATTCCAAGCTTCAATGACCTTGATTGCCTCATACGGATCGTCTTCACCTCCGTAGTGGTCTGGATGGTCGACTGCTTTCTTAAAAAGGTCTTCCGAGTATCCTTCTGGAAGGGAGAAAATATCTATATGCTTCATCCTACAATCGCCATAATATGGTTTGACTGGACAAGGTGTATCGTCTCGCCTCTGACCTCAATCGACTGGACGACGTGGGAAGGGACGATTATCGTGTCTCCAACAGAGTGAGTTCCAGAAGATGTGGCAATATGAAACACACCGTAGTGTGAATCCGCTTTTTTGTAGTCTTCTGGTAATAGAACTAGGCTCTCGCTCTCTTCTTCAACCTTTTCAGGCTCTACATGAATCCATTTATTTATTGGGATAATTCTCATTTTAACTCTCCAAATTTGGTAATACTATTTTCGTGAATCTTGTATTCTTCTTTGTTCAAAAAAGAAGTAGCCAACTTGCCACATTTCTTACAACGAAATCGGACTGCTACATAGTCGAAAGTTGTCTCAATATGGCTTGTTGGCACGAACGAATGGGTTTTTGAACCCAAACACTTTGACATAACTTCATACTTCGGTAATAGATGGTTGAAGTTCATTTTTCACCTCACCTAAATAATATACCATAGGTGAGGCCACATGTCAAGTATTATGTTATCTCACAACTTCCGCCCGAACAAGCCAATTCACCTGCCAAGTCGGTATTATCCTGAGTTTCGATGATGTTGGTCAGGTCGACTCCAACAAGACTCTCTAGTAAGTCATTGTAGGTCTGCTCGCTACAGTCCTCAAATGGAGCCTGTCTGTATGTGTGATCACTCGCAGGCAAGACAGACAGGCCGTTGTAATGTTCACGGTTTTCCCACATCCATTCGCCAACCGTCTCCCACTCTTCTTCCCGAATCGAAACGGTCGCACTCACGTTGTGCGTGTTTTGGCCCTTCCTGTGTCCAGGTTTGATCCAGTCGACACTCACCCTCTTGACCCGCTGGAGCATCTCTAGGGCGCTCTCAGAGCGTGTGATAGCACCTTCTGGCGCTCGTTGCGGAGCGGAAATGACCGCTGTATCGTGGGGGCGGAAAAACTCATCCTCAACCAACTCTGGATGAAACTCGGAAAGGTAGCCGTAGATAGCTTCATTCTTGCCCACTCGCACACGTCGAATATAGTAATCATTGTGCCAAGCATGAATGCCAGAGGAAGTACCAAGGGTTAAAGATGTGGTTCCGGCAGGCTTCACGCAGGTTGTGCGGGCAGCAGGACGGATACCCAGTAAGGCGGCAACGCGGGCATTCTCTTCTTTGACGACCTTGGCTGCGGCTTTCATATCTAACTCAAGCACTCTGCCAGATGCGATACCAGTCATCGAAACTCCTATAAGAGAGTCTTTCTCGGTATTCCGGCGCCAGACGGGCCGCAAGTAATGAAAATCTGTATAAGATGCCTGAAGTGTTCCAATAAATGTGGCGGCCCGTACCCGACCTTCAAAATCCTCTTGGTCTTCAACATCTGAAACATTGACTTCGGTCAGGTTGCAGAATTGATATGGTCGAAGTGCGATCTCACAACAAGGGTTAGTTCCCCAGTCCTTGTCATAAGTAAAGTAAAAGCCCGGCTCGCCAGCACCAGAAGCTCTTACTCGATCCCAAAGATCCATAAAGAATTCTTTTGTGACCTTGTGTCGCATCAGCACAACAGAGTTGTTAGCACGGCCACGTTGGGGGTTAATTTCCCACCAGTTACCGGACTTTGCAGCGATCATCTCATCGTCGTCAGCAGAGAATAGCGAGATTAGGGCAGCGCGGCGAATACCGCCAGCTAACACCGCATCTGCGATGTGGCAAACAATATCATGTACCTCGATAGGGGTTAGCTTATCTCCATTTTCCTTTCTTTCAAGGACTCCTTCAACCTTTACGAGACATTCACGGAGAGGCTGTGGACCGGGAGCTTTACCACCAGAGGTTACTAACCTAGCACCTTTAGCTCTGATATCTGAGAAGTCGAAGCGGAGCTTTGATGTGCCGTTAAAATAGGAAAGAACAAGCATTTTGACAGCATCGGCCCAGCCCTCGATCGAGTCACCAATAAGATACCTTCGAGTTCTTTTAGCGTTAGGCTTGCTGATCTCTGGTAGGTTGTCAACGTGGTGGGTCTGGACAGAGAAACCAACACCAGTGCCGCCGAGCAAAAGGAACATAGCTTCGGCAAAAGCTCTCGGATCGTCAATTGGCATATAAGCGCAGTTGAAGACACGGTTAGGAGCGACCTCAATAGGCTTGCCTCCAAATTGCATCGACCTCATAGAAGGAAGCGCCTTCTTGTCATACACAAATTCATAAGCTGCGTCGATCTCGTCTTTGAGATCTGGGTATCTTTTTATATGCATACCCTTATTTCTATCTACGATCTCGCCAAATGACTCTCTTCGATATAAATCATCGCGGTATTTGGCGTACTTCATATGTACAGTGATATCTGACAAGATACTAGTTGCTATTCCCATTTTATTCTCCGTTTCCTTCTTTTTTTGATTGTCTAAATTTCTTATACTTTTGTTTTAAAACTTCACTCTGATCTTTCGTTGACAGTACACTCTGGTCCTCTTGCGAGGGATCTAAGACTTTTATCTGCACATTGGCGGTTGTCATAGAAATAGGGTATACAATACCATCAGGACCATTTCTGTTTTTGGCAACAAAAAACCTTCCTGTGTTATTTTGTTTGTCTTCCACAGTACGAGATAACGAGAAAATAAAATCCGATACGAAACACTTGTTAAAGGCTTCGCCAATCGATTCCATCGTTACGACTTCGGCGTTCAAACCAGATCGATTAGTCTGTGAGGCAGTCCAGATGCAACAATTAAACTCCTTAGCCAAACCGCGCATCTCTTCATAAATAGATTCTAATTCATGTCTTTTCTCACTTTTACTGGAAATAGGCCGTAATAAATCTCCGTAGTCCACAATAACTACATCTGGGTTGACATCTCTCATACGGAGTTTTTCCAGATGATTGCGAATAGTTCTTGTGGAAGCAGATTTAGTAGGGTACTCCTTGATGATAAGAGTACCTTCTATATCCTGCACTTTCTCGTAGATCTCTTCTTTAAAAGTACGAAGCTGGGAAAGTGGGATTTTGGTCAGACAAGAGTCATACCTTTGCCCAATCACCACATCCCCAAGCTCCAAACTATAATGAACCACGGTTTTACCCTGCTTGAGTGCTTGGGTGCCGAGATGCACCAGCACCATAGACTTGCCCGCACCGGTTGGTGCGATGATTACCCCAAGCTCCCCAATACCAAGGCCACCTTGACAAATCTGATCGATCTCCTGCCAGCCAGTGGTTATTGGATTACGAGACTTAAGTTCGAAACGCTTCTCAAAGTCCTTGAGATAATCGTATCCAAAATCAGTCACATCACCCAGTTTGATTGCATCATTGATGATTTTTGCAATCTCATCAAATGAGGATTTTTGCAAAAGCGAAACAGATTTAATCATTGCTTCTTTAAGCTTCTGTTTCCTGCAAAAGTCCAAAGCGATCGACTTTACATATTCTGAACCACTCACTTGTGTATTGTGAATACGAGCAAAATAGTTTCGTAGTTGCTGCTGTGTAGCGGCGTTCTCGTCTTCTATATCTGCTCTAACAATAGAAATCATCGTTTTGTATGTTGGGTGAACATCATACTTTTCACGATAATCAAAAACCTTCTTTACGAATACCCGCAGATAGTGTAATTCAAGAAAGTTAATATCAAGAACCTCTACAATCTGGTCTGCGAAAGGACGATCTTGTAGAATCATCTGGCATAGCGACTCTTGGAAGTCTTTTCCGTATTTACTAAAACTTGGTGTGTCTTTTTTCGCCAACTGATTCCCCCCAACTGACTTATATCATAACTTTTTTGGCAGCAAAAGTCAAACTGTTTCTTTATTTTTCTCTACTTGGCCTCGAAGCATAGCCATGAATTCAGACCAATCGTAAGATCCAAAGCCGTGTCTTACGGAGCAACGCTTAAGTTCTGTCCCGTTAAGGTCAAATTCAAAGTTATCTAACGCCCAGTTAATCTTCTGACGGCCTTGAACCGAGATACAGGGAGGTGTAAGGTTCATAACCTTATAATTGACCTCCACCAAGTCCCAGTTTTCAATTACGTTTGAATAAAACTTTATCTTACTGGGAGTCTCCGAACAGTATTCGTGAATGTCTTGCAGGTTGTGTAGAGTCTCTTCTTTCAAGAAAGGTAGTCTCTTAGAGATAGTAGGTAGTCCTGCTCCTCTCACTCCAATAAGATTATCCGATTTGTCGCCAGCAATGGCACGGGCAAGAACAAAGTTTTCTGGCGTTATGCCGTATTCTTCAATCACGGTCTTCTTAGACCAGGCTCTTTTTTGAATTGGGCGATAAAGAACGGTCTCTTCGTCAAGCAACTGTAAAAAGTCCTTGTCGGAAGAAATAATTACCTTCTGCCAACCTTTGTACCGCGTGTTTGTTGATACCATTGAAATAATATCGTCTGCTTCAACACGGTCGAGAACCAATTGCATAATTGGCATTTGATTTAGCATTTCCATCAGGATACGCTGTTGCCAAACCATATTCTGCTTTTCTGACTGCTCCGACATACCTTCCACCTTGTAGTTCTTACGCAGTGGTTTACGGCCTTGCTTGTACTCTTTAACTGTTTGGCGCCTCTTCTGCGAGCCACCTGCACCATCCCAACAAATAATAACTTGGTCTGGCTTTGTCTCTCTCATAAGTTTCTTAACAGAATTCAAGAAACCAACAGCACCTCCGATTGGATTACCATTCGTCGAAATCTTAGGATTTACAATATAATTCCTAATAAACATATTAAGTGCATCAATAATTATTACGCGCTTCATCTTACCCCCAAAGTAAAAGCCCTCAACATGATCTATAATACCATGCTGAGGGCGCCGTGTCAAGGGTTATTTTCTAGCTCTGTTTCTACCTCTCGGTTGGTAAACTCGGCGTCGATGGTGGTGTGCCCTACGAACGACGGTGCGAGGCACCGTTCTACACACTACAATCTTTCGGTAGCCCTTCAAGACCCAAAAGCCTCTTCGGGTAAGCCTCCAGATTGGCTGCTTTTGAGTTGAACAAACCTTTTGTATTACGGTTGTCCGAACTGTGTGTGCTTGTGCGTCAACTGCGCATCCAAACATCAAACTAAAAGCAACAAAAAAAGAAAAAATAAACTTCATTACGATCCTCCAAAAAGTTATTTACCTCTATTAGACGAATCGCTCTAAAGTTTATTCACCCTCTCCGTCAATATCGTAGAATTCTTTAGCTTCTGCGTCCTTTCTCTCGAATCGCAGAATCACCTCTTCTTCCATCAACTCAAAAACACGATGTTTGAACTTTTCGTCCTTTAACTTCTCAATCCAGGTCTTTGATTGAAACTTGTCTTCGGACCCGTCTTTGTGTTTGAGTGTGAACCAGGCGCCACCATTCGTCAGATGGGGAGAAGACTTGATCGCCTCCAGCCAAGACTCTTCATCTCGAATTTGAACATCCTCACCAGCCCAAATAATCTTAAAAGTACACTCACGGGCGTCAGACCCAAATCGTGACTTCTTGATCTTTGCCTTGACCTCTGTCCCAACCCTAAACCCTTTATCATCGTAGATATAGCTTGCTTTTCCGCGACGGGCAGTAAGCCAAATCCGCATCGAGTAAGCGTAAACAGGAGCCTTCCCACCTGGGGTGAAATACGGCTCTAGCCTAGCTTCAGCGATGTTACTAGTGATATTGGTTTTTAGCTGATTCAAGATCAGCAAGGTTGATTGAGAGTTAGCAATCGGAACAGTAAGCTTTTTAAAGCCCTTGCTCAAGATGCGAGGAACAACAGCCATACTTGAAAGTGGGTTGTAATCACCTTCAATGTCGCTCTCGGCTGGCGTCATTGCTAGAGAGTCCCAGATAAACAGCATTTGGTTTTCATTTGAAGCCAATAGCTCTTCAATGGTCTCTAAGACAAATTCAACAGACTTGGCTTGAATATAAAGTAAATCCTCTACATCGCAGCCAGCGTTACTCAAGAACTCGGGGTCAATTGCAGACTCTGAGTCGAAGTAAATAACATCCATTCCCATCTTCTGGGCGTTTCCTGCAACCTGGGCCGCCATATACGACTTACCAGAGGCAGAAAGGCCCGCGATCTCGCTTATCTTTCCAACAGGGATGCCAGCGTATTTGCCCCGGCAAATGATAGAATTAAGCCACCTGGAGCCAGTAGGAATCCACGCCCTTACTTCAGTAGGGTTTTCCTTCTGAAGATCATGAGCCACGGGCTGGCCTGCTTTCTTGTTGATTAGCTTTCGCATATCAGAGATAGAAAGCTTCCCGGCTCTTTTACTTTTTGCTTTTGCCATTCTTAATCCAGTGTCAGTGTACCGTTCTCTGTGTCAACAGAGGCCGTCCACCCAATAAAAGAATATGGATCATCCTTTAGTTGATTATATGGAATATCGAATTCAAGCGTAAACGTCGTGTAACCACGCTTGTGATCATATCGACTTGTAGAGTGCTCAAGCCAGTCATAATCCCAATAGTTGTCAGCGATGACTTCCGCCACATAGTCAACAAAACCAGACCCATCACGAGGATATTCGTCTAGCAAACCCTCATCTCTCATTTCTTGCAAGATTTCGTTTCCACTCTGATAAAGTGGACCCTCTGCAATTGCTTCCGCAAGGACCGAACAAATGCCAGTTTGGCTAACCGCATTGCTAATGTGGTCATCGGTGTAATGCAACACATCACATCCGTCCTCATAAGTTAGCGTGACGTTAGTGTCATCGCCAATATCCATAGCCCGAAGGCGCTCTACAAAACTCATTTTTACCCCTATAAAAAAGTTTGAGGCATCTATAAACCCATGCCTCCCTGCGGTTGGGGGGATTTACTCGCTAGGAGTCTCTGCGGTTACGATCACCTCTTCGCCATCATGGGGAATAACCTTCTCTGCTGTTACGCCGATTGGTTGCGGGGATACGCTGTTGTCAGTGACTTCTAGCGAAGTGCTATTAGTGCTATTGTTTCCTGTGATTCCTGTACCAAAGTGCAAAAACACTGCCAGTAGGGAAAACCCAAGAAATCCATAAATGTAGTTGTTGTTGTTTGTCATGATTAACTTTCTCCTATGCGTTCATCAAATCATTAAAAGCGGAATCGACACTTGAAGTGCTTCCCTTGTTGTCGTACTTAACGACCTCTTCTCCACCGGAATCTTCCTCTCCCGACAGCCACTCATCAAGCATCACCTGAATCTCCTCGGGGGTCTTTCGAGTGAACAGGTCGTCAAAGCCAGGGATGTTATCCAGTAGATCCGCGCACTTGTCAGGACCACCAACAGCATCGTCACACAGCGGAGACGTTCGTCGTCGTGGGGTAAGAGAAGTTTGTGGGAACTGGGCACCAGGTGGCTTCCCATACTTGAGAACCAAGTCTGTTCCGGTCTCGACATCAGTGATGTCGCCATACTCTGGATTCAAGACAAGATTTAATAGCTCTTGATAAGCCATCTTGCCAAATCCCCAGATACGAACACCCTTGTCTTCCTCACCTCGTACCAGGACAGGTGCAAAGAAGCGTTGGCGAGCCATCAGGTTCTTAGCCATCTTAATTGAGTCATCAGTGCCTTCATTGAACAACTGACGTACAAAGTCGTTTAGCGGATCATCAATACCAAAGTTTCGCTTCGGTGAAAGGAAACCAGGATTCTTACCCAAGTTGTAGTGGAACCAATATTCCTTGAACGGATCGCCGTCCGGTGTGGGAACAATACGGATGGTTTGCTCACCATCCTGCGGCTTCCAAAAAGCCGAATCCTTCTTCTGTCCACGGTTTTGTAGTGCGTCTAGCTTTGCACGCATCTTGCTTAGATCAATACCCATTTTATTTCTCCTAATAATGGTTTTGTTAGAGTCAGAACGGTAAATATCCCGTTTCTGCTATTCTTGTACTGTTGGACTATAAGCTAGAAGATAGCCATAGTCCGATTTGTATTTTGTTGGATAAACTGCAAAAGAAACGTCTTGCACTTCTTTTGTTGATTTACCCTTTATTTGCGTAACGATCTTCTTATGAAGGCCGCCATCTTCTCGCAAAACTGTCTCACTCACAGCATAAATATAACACATTTCTTTTATGCTGTCAAGGGGAAAGAACTTCTTTTCTTCCCCGTTTTCCATATCGTAGATTCCAAGCGTACAAATGCTACGCGAGTCCATAGGAGCACCTACAGAGCCCATCACTGATTCCGAGTTTTTAAAAATGTTAATCATATGGATAGCTGAAACAACGAATTTGTTAATAGCATCGTAGTATCCAAGGACAGGAACCGAACCCATTGTGTCTTCGACAGCAGGGTTTGAAATAAGGTACATACGGTTGACGGCCTTGGACCGGGCGTAATGCTGAAGTACATTGTACGTGACTTTCTCGTGTAGACGTTTATTACCAGAAAGAAGTTCGACATCAGGACGGATATACAGTACATCGATCATACAGTTTTCTTTGATCTGCTCCATAGTCCTCAAACATATGGCAGAGACATCGCCAGAGCCACCAACCACAAAAATAGTTTGCCCTTCAATATCTTCAAAGAAGTCTGTAAAGTCTGGAGTTTCTCTTTCATACGCTTCTGGTCCGCTTTGTCTAATAAGATTATAGCAATTCTCACCTACGATGTCAACATCTATCTTGAATATTTTATATTGGGGGTATTCAGCGAAACAATCAGCAATTGCACAGCCTGCCTTACCTAAGCCAACAATATTCATGGTGCAGCCTCCAGCGC